CAAGAGCGTAAGAAAGAACTTAAGGCTAAAGCTTAATACATTCTATTAAATAATTTGGTGATACCATTCAAATTATTTTTTGAAAAAGCTTTAGGTCTTATTGAGACCGTTACGTTTAAAGAGATAGGCCCCGTAGATGCCAAAGTAGATAGTGGCAACGGGGCCTATAACGTCTTACACGGGGTTGATATAAAGGTTCAGAATGGTAATGTTACCTTTAGTACAGTAAAAGAAAAGATATTGACGAAGAAGCTACAAGATACTATTGATATTAATATCGGTTCTGGAAATATAGAAAAACGTCCAGTAGTATTGTTTGATATTGAAGTAGGGGGAGAACCCTATCCTAATACACCTTTTAGTATTGCAGATAGGGCTCAAAATGAACAAAGAGTCCTTATTGGTAAGGACTTTATTGTTAAGTTGGGTGGGTTAATTGACGTTACTAAAACTAATAACGTCAGTTAAATTATTTACCCATATTGTTTACAAATGTATAAAATTCAGCTCTAACGGCTGGATCATTCATAAAGTCACCAGATAGCTTAGCTGTCTTCATCTCACAACCATCATGCTTTACCCCTCTATTGCATGCACATGTATGGGTTGCACTTAACATGACTGCTACCCCAACATTACCTTCACATGTTTCGGTAATAGCTTTGTGTATTTGTGTTGTAAGCCCCTCTTGAATTTGAGGTCGGCGTGCATAAAACTCAACAATACGGTTAAGTTTAGATAACCCTATAACTCTACCAGATGGTCCTGGAATATAAGCTACATGAGCTACTCCCGTAAAAGCTAAATGATGATGGCTACACATTGACTTAACAGGTATACCACCTTGAAACACCATACCATCATAACCATCATTTGGGAATGTAGTAATCTTTGGAGCTTCTTCATAACAACCTTTAATTAAATCACAAACATAAGCCTTAGCTACACGTCTTGGTGTATTTTCACTGTTAGGGTCATTACGCCAATCAATTCTTAATGCATCTAAGAAACCTTCAAATGCAGTTGTTGCATCATTGATGATTTGTGATTTTTCTTCTTCAGACCTAGGCAAATTACTATTTGCAGTAGGTATAGTTGGATGTTTTATACGTTCTTCAGACATAAGTAAATTATACTATCAACTATCTTAAAATCAATAAATAATAACATGAAACATGGTAAATTAGATAAAATTTTTGAAGAGCAAGAAAAACTTATTAAAGTTAAATTATCTAGCGACCCTGTTAAAAAAGATAAATCTTACGAAGGATACTTAGTTAATGAAACTCCAAAAGCTGTTTTAAAAATGGAAGGGCTTTTAAGTACAATTGGAAAAGCACAAAATTGGATATCTGAGAAAAAAACTAAATCTGGGCCTCCATTAAAACAACGTAAAATAATACGCCGCAAACCATCTAGTTGACAATAAAGGGAACTTTCATATAATAAGACAATATAATATTATATGAGTGCCAAATTTTCATCTACAAAAGTTATTCATCTCGGTTCAACAGCTTTCCGTCAACCTTATGCTACCAGTCATTGCAAATATTTACACGGTTACAGATTACAAGCTAAATTTTGGTTTAGTTGCGATATCTTAGATAACAATAACTGGGTTGTAGACTTTGGAGGTTTAAAAGATTTAAAAACTTCATTGGAAAGTAAATTTGACCATACTACTTGCATTGCTGCTAATGACCCACAGCGTCCAGTATTTGAAATGTTACATGATCGCGGTATTATAGACTTGAGAGTTTGTCCAGATGGTGTAGGTATTGAAAAATTTGCTCAATATTGCTGGGAAGCTGCAGATCAATACGTTAGAAAGTTAACTTTAGATAGATGCTGGTGCGAGAAGGTAGAAGTTTGGGAGCATGAAGATAACTCAGCTACATACGAAAATGTATCTAAAATTAATTTTTTACAATCAACATTAAGTCCTAATACAATTGATAAGGCTGTTTCAATTACAACAACTGTTAACGCATCTCCTACACAACCACCAATTATACAACCAACCGCAGTGCAACCACCAGTTATACAACCAACTGCAGTAGTTGAACGTAAAGTACCTCAATACACAGATAAAACAAAAAATACATTTAGAGACCCTTTTAAAGGGACTTCTTGGGGTAATCCAACTAAATAAATAAAATGAAGTTAAGGGATGTGTATGGTTTCCAGGTGGCTGGTTCGCCACCTGCTATGAATGTTCAGTTACCGAACATGACGGCGCCTTTTGTTAAACAGAGAGATGAAAAGCTTATGAAGCTTGAACAACAGGTTAATAAGTCAATGCATGATGCAATTGCTAAATTAGAACCAATTAAGCCGGAAAAGTTCTCACAACCATCCAATAAAGTTAGGATGGTTAGCTATGAAGATGCTATTAAAGAGTTAGCTAACTCCCTTAAGTCTACCGACAATAAACCGTAATATTTCACTTCTTACAATTTCATTTTCAGTAAATCTAAATGTGTGTATACCTTTTTCAACACATTCCGGAGAAGTGAAAGCGTTTAGAATTTTTTGAAACCCAGTTGCTTTACCAATATCTGCTTGGAATGAATCTCCAGCAATAACATACTTACTATTATGACCAAAACGTGTCATAATAGTTGTTAACTCAGATAGCGTCAAGTTTTGTGCTTCATCAACAATTACAAAACTATTTCTAAATGTTAAACCTCTTAAAAAGTTTACAGGTATACATTTAATAACGTTTGTACTTATTAAATTCTTAATAACATCAGGAGAAACTAGTTCTTCTAGTTTATCATTAAGAGGCATTGCCCAGGGAGAGAATTTTTCTTCAATTTCACCCGGTAAAAAACCAATACTTTTGCTAGCGCTTTCTACAACGCTTCTAACATATACTATATTTTCAAGCCTACGTTTAGCCACTAATTTTAAAGCCGCCATTACAGCTAAATATGTCTTAGCTGTACCAGCAGGCCCATCAACAATGGCTACGTAAGAATCGTCCCTTTGTATTGCATCAAGTAAACGGTTTTGTACATCATTAAACGTATATTTATTAGTTACGTTAAAATCATACTCCCATTTTTTGGTTTTAAGAGACTTTTCTAGGTCTTCAATTTCTCTTTCCTTATATCCGTCACCTTTTCTTCCTTTACGGAATTTTTTATTACTCATTAATGTTATTATTTAAGACTTTATCCCCTTTACTCAAATTTTCTTTTGCCCAAAGAGGTTGTAAGTTTGTGTAATGGTTAGCTTGCATTATATTTTCCTCTGTAAAAGATGAAAGCGGTTTTATATGGTCAACATGCCAACCATCTTTAGACCAGTTATCCCATGTCATTCCAGGTTTAAACTGTTTTTCTAAATATTCTTTCAGTTCCGTTGAAGTACAGCCAAAATATTCAATAGTTTTATTAAATTTATTTACATTTGTATATTTTAAAATACGATGTAAATTAGAACGCATTGATGTAATTATTTTTGGTATGGTTTGTTTACGATATTCTAATACTTTCTTTCTATTACGTTTGGCCCATTCCCTTTGTTGACGTCTTTGTGTTTCTTTGTTGTTTTTATTACTATAATAATCTTTACTGTAACTTTTAAAATACCCCGGATTATTATTTTTCCATTCTGTTTGATATTGGGGATTATTATTACGCCAACTTAATTGATATTTTTTAATTTTATCTTTATTTTCTTCTTTATATTTTTTACTATCAAACATAGCAAATATATTTATATGTTGAAATATAAAAATTGGTTACTATAATTGTGGATATTAAAGGAACAATAATACAATAACCTTATGACCATTGACTCTACTAAAACTTTATTTTTATCTGATGATTTCGTATTTTATACTTTAGAAGGGGAGGGTCGTTATATTGGTTACCCGTCAGTATTTATGAGAATGTCCATGTGCAACTTAACGTGCATAGGTTTTAAGAGCGAAGACTCACCAAATGGTTGTGATAGTTATATTAGCTGGTCAAAGAAGAATAAGATGACGTTTGAAGAAATTGCACAACTATATGAAAAGAATGGTTATGATCATAATTTAAAAGATGGGGCAATATTAAAGTTAACTGGTGGTGAACCTTTTATTCAGCAAAAGAATTTAATTGAGTTTGTAAAGTTTATTAGAGATCGTTGGGGTTTTGCTAATTATAGTAGAACTCTTACTTCTGAAGATATTAATAGACCAACATTGCATATAGATTTTGAAACTAACGGAACTATAATGCCTGACCCGGAATGGTTTTTATTAGGCGTGGTTATTACATTTACTACTTCACCTAAGCTTTCTAGTAATGGAGACCCTGCTGAAAAACGCTTTAAACCTCAAGTATTACGTTTCTTAGTTGAACATGATGCTTGTTTTAAGTTTGTTGCTAAACAAGAATCAGACTTAAATGAAGTTTTAGAAAATTATTTAAATAACCCAGATATTGGATTAACTTCTAACAACGTATGGATTATGCCAATGTGTGGTAGTCGTAAAGAATTATTAGAAGTTGGTCCAGTAGTTGCAGAACTTTGTAAAAAATATGGATTTAAATTTTCTAATAGAATGCATTT